ACGCTGGTACAATAACAAGCGCGTATCAATTTTATGGAACTACAAGTGCTGCTGGAACAATAACAAACAATTGGGGTATATACTCTCAAAACGCAACAAAAAATTATTTAGATGGCACGTTGCAATTAGGTAGTTATAGTGCTGGTACTTTAGTAACTGATGCTAGTGGAAACATTACAGTTTCTAGTGGCGGTGGCGCAGGTGGTCCTTACTTGCCTTTAGCTGGTGGCACAATGACAGGTGTTATAACAATGCCTAATAATACAGCTGTAACTTGGTCAACTGGATCTATAAGAGTAGAAAGCAGTGTTTTAAAATTAGTAGGTAATAACGGTATACAGTTACAAGATGCTACTCAAATATATTATGATGGTGGCGATGGTCAAGTAGGAATAGATATACATAATACAGGATCTGCTACTGGTGATGATGCAAAAATAACATTTGAAACTCAAGGTCAATATGATTATATAATAGGTATTGATAGAAGCGCAAGTAAATTTAAAATATCTCGTTCTGATGCTTTTGGAACAAATGATGTTATTTCATTAGATAGTAATAGCGATGTTTTATTTGCTAGCGATATAGAAGCTTCAGGAATATATGTTGGAGCTACAAATACAAGTTATGATTTTTACAATAACGGTACTTCTTATTTAAATGGTAATGTTACTATAGACGCTGACATAACACAAACAACAGGTACTACTGCAACTTTTTCAGGGCAAGTTTTGTGTAACACAAACACCACAACCCCTACAAGTGGTGATGCTGTATTTTATAAATCAAGTGCAGGAGCAGTTTTATCAGGTTATCAAGCAATATTAGAAACAGGCTCCGCAGGTTCAAGAGCAACTGCCCTTACAATAGACAACTCACAAAATGCAACTTTTGCAGGTGATATATTGATGCCAGAATTTCTTAAGCATAGCGGTGATACTGATACTTATTATTCTTTTTCTGCATCTGATACAATTCTAGAAAGCGCTGGTGGTGACAAAGGATACACTCATCAAAAAAATGTAATAACACTAGGTCCTACTGGTGCTAGTACTAGTACTATGTATTTTGATCTTGCTAATAGAAAAGTAGGTTTTAGAACTGAGAGTCCAGGATCTGCATTTGATGTAAATGGTACTGCAAGAGTAAGAAACCAATTAAATGTTGGTCATACTACAGAACAAAACTTATATGTAAATGGTAATGGATCTGCTGGTGGACAATATGTTAAAATGGGTAATTATGGCGTTCCAGGTGGATCATCTCCAGATAATGGAAATTACTTTGGTATAACTGGAACTGAAAATCAACCCAAATATTGTGCTGCTTTTGGAAATGGTGGTAAGATTGTTCAAGACATGCGTATTATAACTATAAAGTTATCAGGTGATGCTTTTAAACTTTTAAGCACAACAGGTACGACATTAATACCTGCACCAGGAACTAATAGTTTAATAATACCTTATGAATTTTTAGTACACAATACCGGTGGTACTGCTGGTAACTGGAGTTCAACTTCAGCAACAACAGCTGCTATAGGTTTTTGTGATGGTGCAAATACCTGTGGTTACCCAGCTCAATTTAATAGACTTTTTGTTATAAACAACACTATATTAAGAACAAATGGTTCTTGGTATTTAGCTGCTGGTATAGCAACCACTGGTAAAACAATGGCTTTAAACAAACCGCTATTATTAAAAGCGGCTCAAAATCTTACTACGGTTCCAACAGGAACATGGTATATACAAATAAGATACCAGATAATAAACAAAGATGCTGGTTTAATAAACAATGTAGATATCACTAAAACTACAAACTAAGTAAAAAGTAAAAATCACTAAAATTAAGTAACTATATAGTTATAAGTAAATTAATATAAATCAAATTAAATTAAAATGGCAAAAAAGAAAAAAGTACAAAAAATTACTAAAGAAGAATTAGAAAATATTGTATCTCAAAATACAGAATACAATAAACTAGTAAGTCAAATAGGTTTATTAAACATAGAGTCTTGTAGATTAGTAGACTTATCAAAGTCTATAGCTAACACTATAGAGGGTTCTAAAAAAGAACTTGAAGCTAAATATGGCTCTATAAATATAGATCTTCAAACAGGTGAATATACTGAAATAGAAAAACCAGCAGAAAAATAAAATGGATTCTGTTATAAGAAAAATTAGTATAGGAACTGACTATAAAAACGAAGCAATGCATTACTCCGTAGGCCAAGAGGTTTATGGAGGACATGTTATTTCTGCTATACTATTAAATGACTCAGACTCTTCTTATAACATTTATATAGAAAAAAACGATGAGGTATTGCCATGGAAAAAATTTAATTCTAACATGGCAGTATCTTTAGAGTATGATTTAAACTATTAATGAAAAGTATAGAAGACTTTATAGTATCACCTTTAACAAAACGATATGAAAATGAAATAGATGTTGAGGGTGTAAAGTTAATAACAAATACCAATATAGAATCTTACAAGCATGTTAGTAATTTAGCCAAAGTTGTAAGTACTCCAATTGTTAATAATACAAAGATAAAAACCGGAGATATAATTGTAATACATCATAATGTATTTAGAAGGTTTTATGATATTAGAGGTAATGAAAAAAATAGTAAATCATTTTTTCAAGATGATTTATTTTTTTGTAAAGAAGATCAAATATATTTATACAAAAATAATGATACTTGGAAAGCAATTGGTGAAAGATGTTTTGTAAAACCTTTAAAAAACAAAAACAAATTAGAGGTTGATAAAATATTAAACCATATTGGTATATTAAAGTATAGTAATAACTCCTTAGAAGCGCTAGGATTAAACGAGGGAGCGCTAATAAGCTTTCAACCTAACTCAGAATTTGAGTTCGTAGTTGATAAAGAGTTTTTGTATTGTATGAAATCTAATAATATTGTTGCACATCATGAATATCAAGGACACGAAGAAGAATATAATCCAAGCTGGACAAGTAGCTGTTAAAGAGCTAATAAAGGTAGCTAAAGAACCTATAATAGATTTTGGCCCTGATATTTCAGCAGATAGACTTAAAAACGCGGCTGCTACTAAGAAGCTAGCTATATTTGATGCTTTTGAAATATTAGAAAGAATACAAGAAGAAAAAAACATATTAGAAAACAAACCTAAAGAAGAAGTTAAAAAAGAAAAAACTTTTAAAGGTTTTGCGGAAGGAAGATCTAGGTAATGTATAAGCAAAGTTTATATAAAGTATTAGATAACCATATTAAACCAAATGTTATTAAAAAGAAAAATAGATATAACAAATGGGAGTATGGATACAATGAAGATTACGATGTAGTTGTTATTAGTAAGACTGGTAAAATAGGTGAAATATATGAAATACAGAATCTTAAAATAGCTTTACCTTTAGTAGACAAAAAAAATGTTTACGAAAATGAAGATAAAAAGTGGAGTAAAATACCTTATCCAAAACAACTACAAAGAATAAAAACAGTATTTGATTGGAAAGAATATCCAGAAGATTTTAAAGAAAAATGGTATGATTATATTGACAAAGAGTTTACTCGTAGGGAAGAAGGTTTTTGGTTTATTAACCAAAGCACTCCTACTTATATCACTGGCACTCATTATATGTACTTGCAGTGGAGTAAAATTGACGTTGGGGCACCAGACTTTCGAGAATCAAATAGATTATTCTTTATTTTCTGGGAAGCTTGTAAAGCAGATCCACGATCCTATGGACTGTGTTACCTTAAGAACAGACGTTCTGGGTTTTCCTTTATGGCCTCAGGAGAGGTGGTTAACCTGGCAACCATATCCTCTGACTCTAGATATGGTATATTATCAAAGTCCGGTCCTGATGCTAAGAAGATGTTCACGGATAAGGTGGTACCAATATCGGTTAATTACCCCTTCTTTTTCAAACCGATACAGGACGGTATGGACCGTCCCAAAACCGAACTTGCCTACCGTGTACCAGCCAGTAAATTTACCAGACGTTCCATCACCGTTACCGGTGACGAAGCCCCCACGGATCTCGAGGGACTGGATACCACAATCGACTGGAAGAATACCGGTGACAACTCCTACGACGGGGAGAAACTCAAACTCCTCGTACATGATGAATCGGGGAAGTGGGAACGTCCGAACAACATCCTCAACAACTGGAGGGTTACGAAAACCACATTAAGATTAGGTAGTAGAATTATAGGTAAGTGCATGATGGGCTCAACGAGTAACGCTCTAGATAAAGGTGGGGATAATTTTAAAAAACTTTATTATGACTCAGATGTTACCAAAAGAAACGCCAATGGACAGACTAGCTCAGGACTATATTCTCTGTTCATTCCTATGGAATGGAATTACGAAGGATACATTGATTCTTATGGCATACCTGTCTTCGACACACCACAGGAATCAGTTGAAGATCCGCATGGGCAAAAAATTAAATTAGGTGTAGTTGATTTTTGGCAAAATGAAGTAGATGGTTTAAAGCAAGATCAAGACGGTTTAAATGAATTTTACAGACAATTTCCAAGAACAGAGCAACACGCGTTTAGAGATGAAGCAAAAGAATCTTTATTTAATCTAACTAAAATATACGAACAAATAGATTATAATCAAGATTTAAGAAATACAGCGGTTGTAACTAAAGGTTCGTTTCAGTGGGAAAATGGCATAAAAGATAGTAGAGTTATATTTGTTCCTAACAACAATGGTAGATTTAAAATATCATGGATACCTCCTATGCATTTGCAAAATAAACATTATATAAAAAATGGAATTAAATATCCTAGTAATGAACATTGTGGTGCTTTTGGTTGTGATAGTTATGATATATCCGGAACTGTAGATAAAAGAGGATCTAACGGTTCTTTACATGGTTTAACAAAGTTTAGCATGGAAAATGTTCCGCCTTACCATTTCTTTTTAGAATATATAGCAAGACCACAAACAGCTGAAATATTTTTTGAAGACGTGCTTATGGCATGTATATTTTACGGTATGCCGATACTTGCTGAAAATAATAAACCAAGATTATTATATCATTTTAAAAGAAGAGGATATAGAGGTTTTAGTATGAATAGACCTGATAAAATATATAATAAATTATCTGTAACAGAAAGAGAAATAGGTGGTATACCTAACTCTAGTGAAGATATGAAACAAGCTCATGCTGCGGCTATAGAATCATATATAGAGGAGCATGTAGGTTACTTGGGTGAAGAATATGGAGATATGTATTTTGACTCTACTCTAGAAGACTGGGCTAGATTTAATATAAACAATAGAACAAAACACGATGCTTCAATAAGTTCAGGTTTAGCTATAATGGCTTGTAATAAAAACAGGTATTATCCAGTTAATAAAATAGAAAGAAAACCAATTAGTTTAGGTTTTAAAAAATATAATAACAAAGGTACAGTTTCTAAAATAATTAAGTAAATGAATATATACACAAATCCTAATAGTTCCTTTCCTAGCCAAGTTGTTAGTGACGAAGAAAAATCAAGCTGGGACTACGGTATACAGGTAGGACGTGCTATTGAGCAAGAGTGGTTTCAACAGGGTAGAGCAGGTAATAGATTTGCTGTAAGCTGGAACCATTATCATCAACTTAGGCTGTATGCTAGAGGAGAACAAAGTGTTCAAAAGTATAAAGATGAGTTATCTATTAATGGTGACCTAAGCTATTTAAACATAGACTGGAAACCAGTTCCTATATTATCAAAATTTGTAGACATAGTTGTAAATGGTATGTCTCAAAAAAAATATGAAATATCAGCATACGCTCAAGATCCACAATCTCAAAAAGCTAGAACACAATATGCTCAAGGGTTATTAAGG